ATATTCTAAAGGAGCCGTAAGCCAATCCATTCTTGTACCCTCCGTCTGAGACTACAAGGTGATAGTTTTCCATCCCAAAGCCTCATTTGCTTTAACTACATACTTCTCATTAATATCAAAACCTAAAGCATTTCTTTCTAGTTTAATAGCCTCGACAAGCACAGTACCAATGCCGCACATCGGATCAAGTACATAATCTCCCTCTTTGCTATAAGCTCGAATAGCCCAATTAGCTAACCATTTAGCCATAGGTGCAGGATGTTGTCTGCGAGAGGTATCCACTTTATCTACAAAATAATTAGGCACAGTTTTTCCTAATGGATGTGGTTTTACTTTCTTTCGTTTTTTGAATTCACCCTTTTCATCAGACTGAATTTGTCCTACTGGATACTTTAGTCTCTTTAAAGTAGATTCAGCATAAGGTTCTCTTACATGATCTACATAATATACTGCTAATTTAGGTTCTTTACAAAAAATAATATTTTCTTCCCAGGCTGGATAAGGACGATTTTGATATTTTTTAGGTAAAGCAGAAGTTTTACACCACGGGAATTTGTCTATTATAAAAATACCTTGCTTTTCTGCTTCAATAATTAGTTTCTCTACAACAGACAATCTTCTGCTTTCTGCATAACCTGGACCTGTATTCCACCAAATAATACCTTCTGATTTCATAACTTCAGCTACACAAATTAACATGTTCAAACAAAAATGTAGCCAATCTTCTTCTGTTTTGAAATAATCCCACTCACTACCATATTTTCTAGCATTATAAAATGGAGGCGATGTTACACATAGATCAAACGTTCCACTAGGAATTCTAGTGAACGCTTTAAAAAAAGATTCATGATGTGCCATGTTAATCTCGTAAGACATTTTCTATATCCTCCGGAGTTATATCGAAAATCATGGCAAGAGTCATCATCATTCCATATTCAATCCCTAATGCAAACACACCATCATTCCAATGTTTCTCAGCTATTATTCCAACGCCAAATTTATTTCTAAATTCATCACGATGTTGATATGTTCCTAAAGGGGTATTCATAAATAATGTTATTGCTTCATCCTTGTTTAGCATATTCAATCCTCGCCTTTGCATATTCAACTTGCTCAGGGCTAATATCAAATAAAATATAATCCATATTATTCTTTATAGCTGAAATAGCTGTTGTTCCACTCCCCCCAAATGGGTCTAAAATAAGACCTCGTTCATATACAAAAACTCCCATTGGTTTACAAGTGCATTTTTTAAAACCCTTATAATCTGGAAGCATCGGATAAGGTTTCTTACAATGTGTACAAGTCTTAGGAGGACATCCCGCTTTAATGATAATATCTATCAATGCTGGAGGAAAAGTTGCATAATTGACTTGACCTTTATAGGAAAACCTTTCCCTACCGGCACTTGGAGGTACTACCCATACGTTTAAAGGAGCTTTAAATCCTCCGCTTTTTGCTGGTATTTGAGAAGCGTCCATATTAAAATAATTAAAGCGGTCTTTTGTCAAATAATAAACAGGCTCCCAACAAACAGCAAAATTATCTTTAAAAGGTGCTGGAGTTGTGCCTCCATAAGATGCACCATCATATCTCATAGCTCCTTTAGCCCATATAATTTTATTTCTTACTCGAAAACCTATATCTAAGGAGGCTAACATCACTAATTCAGGAATACCAATAAAACTTTTAGGAGGGATATTATGGTTTACTTCTACCGTTTTGGTATCTCCGTCCCAATTTGACCACCCTGAAAATCCCTTACCTTTTCTACCTACATCTGTATCTCGTCTACCACGTTGGCGTTTCTTTCCTTGTGATCTAGAATCTCCTATGTTTAGCCATAGACCTCCTGTTGGTTTTAAAACTCTTAAAGATTCCTCTAAAAAAGGTTCAAGATTTTCTACATATTCATAAGGTGACTTTTCAAACCCAATTGTAGAACGTCCATCATATTTTCTAGCTTGCCAATATGGAGGAGATGTTACAATTAAATCTATACTTTCATCCTCCAAGGATGCCATGCCATCTTTATAATCTACACAATAGACCTGATTTCTTCGCATATCCTTTTTGTTTCCTTCTTTGATAAGGCTCTCCATGCCGGATGCGGTGCTGATATATATTCAACGCCCAATTCATTCAAACCTTTTTGAGCTATTTTACCACATCCTACAATAATGCTAGGATTTACTTTATTAATTATTCTTTTCATATATTCTAAATCAGGATAGAATATTGTATTAGCATCCTTTCCTATTTTTGGACTAGCATTTGCTACATATATCTGACTTTCACTAGGAAGCATTTCCTTTAATCTACGTCCTGTGTGTGAATTCCACATTCTTTTAAGCCAATGTTCTCTGCTTCTATATTTATTACCATTTTTACGATAAGCGTTCTGTAGAAATATTAATATCATACTTTCATCCTATATATCTCAAAAGCAGATGTTCTGTGGATTGATTCTAATGGTAAATAAACCATTCTTTGTATACAACCCCTACCCTTCTGAGCATCCCTTTTCAAATCTCTCCTAACAGTAAAATAAGCATTACCTCTTGTTTTGAGTAACATATATATATGATCTATGATAACCTCTTCTTCAAGCGGTGTGACTACATTTAATACGTAATTACATACTATAGTATCATAAGTAGAAGGTTTGTTAATATAATTATAAATGTTCCAATTAGGGTCAAATGCATCCATACCATAATACTTAGCATCAAAACATCTTCCACACCCATAATCAAGCATTTTGCCTATTAATAAACTATGCTTATTTAATATTCTACATGGAAGTGATGGCTTTTTTCTGACCACCGCTGTATATTTATTTGTCAAGTTTTTCCAACCTTTCCACAGCCTTATTGAAAATATCATCATCTATTTCACAACCAACGCTTGTTCTTCCAAGTTTCATACATACTGCTAAAGTCGTTCCGCTTCCTGCAAAGGGGTCGAAAACACTATCTCCTCTTTTTGTGACAGCCTCAATAATTCTTCGTATAAGTCTTTCGGGCTTCTGCCACTTTGTTCCGCTAATACGTTCAGACGACATAGTATGGAAATTACCAATGTCCTCCCAAACATCCGTGGGGGTTTTAGTAGTGCGACCCGATGGGTTAAGAATGTCTCCAAGCACCTTTTTTGGAATTTGGACAGCTTCCGGATAAAATAAATAATCCCCAGTTTTTGCATACCAAAGAATATCGTCATGCTTCCTCCCAAATGCTCTTTTTGGCCTTCCCCCCCAGTCGTACGGCCAGATAATCCAGTTGATAAAATTTTCTTTACCGAAAAGATCATCCATGTGCAATTTTAATTCAGCTACACTTCGTTGATCAGTTTGTACAAATATACTTCCTGTGTCTTTTAGATTTTCTCGACAATGCCAAAGCCAGCAAAAATCAAGATTGTCGTACATCATATCTGCATAAATAAGATCAATTTTAATGTTATGAGAAAAAAATAAATGTTGCATTACATCAATATTATCAGCATTAAATAATATATGATTGCCGTTTTTACTCCTCCATAGATTCATCATCAAACCTCAAACCAATATCCTGCATTTGCTGAGACAAGTTCTCTAAATTCATTCGCAGTACATCCATCTCGAAACAAGTCTGAGATATCGTAGCCATCAGGATATTCAGAGAAACAATAACATTTTGCAACTGTTCCAAATATCTTTCCAATCTTTCTTGCACCTTTTCTGCCTGCGTCATCATTGTCATGAACAATCCAAACCTCCCTTAGATTTTTAAACTCTCCTATCCATTGAGGCTCAAAATAGCCCGCCCCTGTATTAGTAGACATAGCTGGTATGCCATATTGCATAAGTATTATAGCATCAACTGGTCCTTCTGTCAAGACGAACCATTCTCGATCTTTGACATAATCTAAATTGAAAGGTAGTGGACCTACGCCTCTATACCAATGTCTCATTTTTTTATCTTTGTTGCGACATTGAAAATTTCTAAATTTACCAGCTACAAAGATAGGTATAACATACCAATCTCCAGAAAATCCTAACTTAAATAAATCAATCGTAGAATCTGTATAGCCACGATTGTACCAGTAATCTCTATAATATTTACCCAATTTAAAAAAAGCCTCAACTAAAGAATCATTAACAATAATTTTATCTCTAGGTCTTTGTTCTCTTGTTGAAGCTATAAAAGGGCTATATCTTTTAACAAACTCTTTAGCACTTTGATTAGAATAGCCTTTAACTTTGACTAACCAATCAAACATATCTCCAGCAATGCCTTTAGAATTCCAGTAGAAAATTTGTTTCTCTAAATCCACAACTAAACTATCATGTTCAAGAGAACGTATATATCTCCCACTTCCTCTAAGAGTGTAATCTTGACTAATTATATCTTCTAATTGAGTCATTTCCAGTACTTTTCGTTTAGAATTATAATTTCTTTTCTTGTTCGAGAATCATTTTCTATGCTATTGATACATTCTTTTATGATTTTAAACCAGAACTCTCTTGAAGTCTTTCTATTGATAGACATCCCTCTACCTGGATACTTATACCAGTGAGTTCTTGTATCGCTGTCAAAGTGCCAAAAATTTGGGCGTACAATAAAACAATTCTCTGCGTGGGAGTGAGTTGCTGACCAGCTATCCCACTTTTTATGATAGTCACAAGTGCATCTAATGGCAATACCATAATCCCCGTCCTTGCCTTTGGGTAGCCCATGTTTGGACTTAAAGTCCTCATATCTTTTCTCCCATTCTTTCTTAGACATATTCTTTGGGGCAAAAAAGTCACCATAATTATTTATAAAATTACGATATTGTGTATGAAAACAAATAGGGCTATGTTTATGAGATTCTTCCCAAGCTATTTCTGCCTCATCATAGCCACATTTACACTCTCCCCAATAATATGCTTGAATTATAAAAGTATAATTCCAATAAACTAAACCGTTATTTGAGATATAAAAATCCTCACCAAATTTAGAGGACAAAGTATCATTAATCCAATTAATTCCAGTCAGAATATAAGATGGACACCCTCTCGCTTCCCATTTCGTCCCGAACATGAATTGTCCCATCTCCGGTTCGTACATCCCTTACCTCCTCTAATGGTGCAGTTCTTGATTCTCTAGTAAAATACTTTTTACAGAGATTGCAATACCATCTTAGCCTTTTATTTCCCTGTATAAGAGTATTACCTTTAACTCTCATACATCCTTTACAAATAGGACATTTTATCATAGTTTTATTCCCACCCGCCCTCCCACAATGATTAATTCCTTTTAGGCTTAGGTAGGACTAGATAAGTTGCCTGATTTGCAATAATATAAGCTACAAATGCTAATAAAGCATCATAAAGCCCTGCCCATGTGCAAATCCAGGATAAAATAAGAATCTCTAGACATCCTAAACCAAAAGCTCCCAATACAACCAAAAGTCCAGACCCTAATACAACCAACCTTTGAATGTTATCAGGCAGAGAGTTATACCAATCACTAAATTTAGGAAAATATTCAAAGATAATGGAAATAACAATGCCCGATAGTGCGAATGCAAATAATTGTTCAGGTGTAATTACAAACATCTTTCTTCCTCCTATGATTTCTTAATACGTCTTGCAGAAGAACCATGAATACGATACCACTCAACTTGTTGCTCAGAAGCCTCGGCATCTAATTCCTCAGCCTTGTCTATATCAACAAATTCAAAATCGCTGGCTGATGAGATCGTGTAAGGTTCATCCTCTGGATCAACATCTAAAAGCATAGCTACAGCTTCTCTAAGAGTATCTACAGGAATATAACCACTTCCCAACTCACTAAGCTCTCTATCATAAACATCCACATAAATATGGATAAGCTCATCTCGCGTCATTTCTTCAACAGGTTTTTCCATGATTTTTCCTCAGGCGGTATGGATTTCTTCTAGTACGCCCTCAATAATTTTATGATTAATGTAGCCTTCTTTTAACATGGCTACAATAATATATGTCAACATACTCTTATCAAAGATAACTGAATCTTTTGTTGTAATAAAGGCTTTATCTTTGCCTTTAATAATGATAGAGTTAACTCCGCTCAGAAATGTGATCTCCACGCCTACCATGTCCATACCACCTTTCGATCATTTTTCTTAATAAAGAACGTTTAACTGCTTCCTTACGTTTAAATCTTTTTGTACTATTTCCTAACTTCGTTTTTTTAGATGGCCGCTTGCGATGTCGAGATTTTGGTTTGCTCACTTGATTCCTCCAGAAGTTTGATTACCTCTTTAAAGTCATCTTCAAATATCATATCACCATATTCCATTGGTATCGAATTAAGGTGAGCAAAAACCTCGGCAACCGCTAAATCAGGATCAGTTTCTATAATCATAACAGAGAATTCTCTATCTGTCCACGATTCTTTATCTTCTGGTGTCTCAGAGACAGATAAATGTAATGTACCATTCACTACAAAGTTTTTCAAATCATCAGTATGTGAATGTACACTCACGACCATCTTCCTACCTCGATAATTTTTTTCTTGCGTTGCCGTAACTAACTCTTTAATTTTTTCTTCTACAGACTTGATTTTATCCATTACCATTTCCTCCTTATTATAGTGATCGTCTAGTCCACTTACTGTAATCCTCAAGTAAATCAAATAGTTCTTCAGTAACTTTTACATCTTCAATATTATGATCAAGCACTTCCTTTAATGCTTTTTTATTTCCATAAGCCGCTTTCTGCCATGTAGATACATCAATATGTGTTTTACCATCTATCCCAAAGAACTTAGAAGCGGCATCCATGCTATTTCTATGAAGTCTTAATAATCTACGAACTCTATAATAAACATCAAAGTGATAAATCGAACCATGAGCAGGAAAATGATATCCCCAATATAACGCTCTTGCTCTCAAATATGGAGCATCAAAACCAAGTCCATAATATGTTATTATAATGTCTATGTTTTCTAATTCTTTAACTAGTGTTCCTACAATCCTTTTATCAAATGTTCCATTCAGTATTTCTTCCCTTGTAATAATATCCGAGACAATCTTCCCACCACGATATTTCAATGCCCACGAAAGCATGAAGCCTAGATTTGCTTTCAGGTGAGAGGTTTCAACATCCAGACTAGCGAGAGTAAGATTTTCTTCCTCATACCACCGCTGTTTATTCTTGAGAAGCATTTTACCGCCTCTACGGAAACAGTTTGGATGTGTCTTAATAGAATGACGATGGATACATCTTTCTTCATTCCTCTTCGTGATTCTTGCCCTTATTCTTTTTCCTTCCCTCTTTAATACGCTGTCTATTTTTTCCAGCATGATTTACTCCATATGTTTTTGTGAAGTCTGCACATACATTACAAAATCTGTGCTCTCTGTTTTCTAAACCATCCCCACAAATTATGCAGATTTTCTTTCTCACTTAAAGAATTCCTTTAAATCCTCTTTTTTCTTTTCGCCAATAGCATATCTAGAGGCAATTCTATATATAAAACCTGTATTTGTAAATTCATCTCCTAACACAAAAGCTATTTTTCGACAGGTTTTTCTAAATGAATCAGAAATTCTTTTTCTATCAGCCATCAACAATGTAGCAATTTCCGAAAAATTAAAGCCGCTTGCAATTCCGTTGATTACCTTTATGTCAAAGTCTCTTAGATTTCCTCGCTCTAATAACTTATTAATAGTCATTTGAATATTTAATGCGTTATTAAATTGATCGCTTTCGATGTCTCCATCATCTAGAATAAGATATAACGATCTAATGTATTCTTCAACAATCTTTGACATGTTCCTCTTCTTCCGCAAGTTCCCTAAAACAAATACTCCTAAAGGGACATCTTTTACATTGATAGCCTATAATACGAGGAAATCTCTCCATTCTCCATGCATTATACACTACTTCTGTTGTTTTGTCAAGCAGATTTTCAAAGTTTCTCAGAAGGGAAACACTCATATCTATATTATACAAGTTCCCACTTCCTAAATGCCCATAAACAATCCTGCTTGGATTTTCGCCGTACAATTTTCGATATGCCCACCAATAAGCAAAGAACTGATTGTCATGTAGTTCATAAGTATCTGGTAATCTTTCTGAGGTTTTCCAATCATAAATACCGCCACTATCAATTCTATCTATCTTTCCAACGAAAGATATTTTAGTTTCTCCATCAGGAGAATATGCTAATGAAATTTTAAAGAATTTTTCAACTTCTATATCTTTAGCGGGTAGCTTGGGTTTAATAATATGAATATAATTTTCGTACATTCGTTTAAAAGACTTAGGAGGTCTAGGAATTTTACCCTCTAGAAAACTCGATGTGGCCATTTCTCTTTCCCATTCATGTAATGACCATCCTACTAATTTTGTGATGGATTTATCGTATTTTTCATATCTTTCTATAGAAGAATGTACAATTTTCCCAAAGACCATATGTTCATTAGGAACAGCAGAATCAGGAGTTGTCACACGATAATGATATCGTTTAGCACACTCCCAAAAATCTTTGGTGCTTGAATAACTATGTCTAATTTGATCTATCATAATTCGTAACCACGCTCTTTCCAAGCTGTTTTGATTATGTCTTGACATAATTGGCTTACTTGTTCAAAATCTGGTTTAGCTGGTAATTTAGATTGTAAATAAGCCTGTTCAGCTACTTTGAATAAATGTTCTGATTCTTGTTTTACTTTATCTAATGACCATTCACCTTGTTTAATAGCAATAAGCTCTGGTGCATCATGCCTCATAACATACATCTCACCATCATTTAAAAATTCAATCCCCATTCTTAATAAACGAATTAAATGAGAGGCATTTTTTGTATCATAACCAAATTGCTGTACTAGCTTTTTTCGTTTTTCTCCCATATAACCCATCTTATTAAACTGCTCCATTTTTCTAGATTGAGCTACGGCATAACCAATAAAGCTACGATAAACATGCTTACCATTAAATACATATCTATGAGAAAGTAATAATTGTCCTGCTGGCGAGACATACATATAATGGTTAGGCTCTAACCATAGCATCATTAGTACATTGGGATTGCCCTGCTTTAATAGGTTAATCATCTTTTTAATTTCGTAGATAACAATATCCCAATCATTTAATTTAATTTCGATTGTACCTCTACTACCATAATTTTTCAAGCCCAAATAATATTGTGGTGGCGGCACACAAATTGCCATCGCATCCTTATCATCTGTAGATAATGGACTTTTTGGAGGAATATAAGTACCGTGTGCTATAGAACCTCGATAAGCACTTAAGATACACCATTCTCCTAAACCTGGATATTCATGTTTAAGATTCTTTGGAATACTCATTATCCTTCGCTTTCATTTTGATATACTCACAATACTCATCGTGCTCTTCTCGAAAACTTGATATGTAACCACTACACCAAGGACAGCCCATTGCCTCTGATTTACAGGCTTTATAAGCCTCTTCTATCATTCCTTTTAATTTTTCTATGGTATCAAGATAATGTTCTAATTTTGTCATTAAATAATTCCTTTACATCATCGGATATATCTTCGACGTAAACATGAATCAACTCTATCCCCATATTTTTGAGGATTGCGACAAGCTCCCTAATCACACGGGCCATGCGCCGCAAGTCTTGTCCTGTGAAATTAACGGATACTGGTCCTTCATAATGTGATGTTGCAAAATCCATTTGCTCCTCAATCTCATCAAGCCACACTTTCGCCTCTTTTGTCGTGAATAGGACATACATTTGAATCCATTCTACCTGTTCCAAGCCATCCATATTCACAAGTACATTTGCCTAGTGCTTTTTGGCATTTATCAATGAGCCAAAGAGGTACTATTTCTGTATCTTCTTCTTGATGAACACTCAAGGCCAGTTCTTTTATCTCAAATATTGTGGCCTCAAGTTTCCTAATGCGCTTGTAGGCATCTGCTAGTTCTTGGTCATAACTCATCGTCATCTCCTGCCTGTTCTCATTCTTAGCCTTGCAAGGTAACGGGCATAATAGGTCGCCGTTTTGACAGACCAATGCGTCTTGATCTTCCCCAAGGATAGGACACCAACTAAGCCCTCGCCAAACATTCCCCAGTAATGAAGCCATCTGAGCAGGTTAGCAATCATCGTCATCTCCTGCTTTGAGGGCGGTATAAAATTCATCAATAATATCCTCAAACATTTCCTCTGGTATTTTTCGTATAATCTCCTCTGCTGATTTTACGTGTTTCCGCAACCTCTCCACTTCGGCTTCGAGTTGGGCGAGGTCATCAAGAGCATCCTCGAGGTCTTGCTGAACCTCCCATTGCCCGCCACCCCATTGACCCAGGTGACAATACTCGGCACTCGGTAGCACATTTCGCAAAAATTTACGTCGTTCTTCAGTCAGTTTCATCGTCAGTCCTCTCTACTTCCTGAGATGTTTCGCCCTCAGCACCATCATGCGAAGCAACACCAATGTCTTTTGATATTCTGTTTAGCAATATTTCATATCGTTGGCGAACATTTTTTATTCTCAATAAACTTTTGCGGTTTGCTTTTCTGCCTTTTTTCCCCGCAGGATTCGGTATTCCCATAAAGAAAAATTGTTCTTCTGTAAAATCCCACCAAGATCCATCAGGCAATAAATTCCAATAATGCTTATCATCATTTCCTAAATCTGCCCATAGAATATCGCCACCAAGATAATCTTGAGCCACAAGCGCAGTTGGGCAACATTGATTATATGCAGGACATTTATTGTCCCATTCCTGATGATATGCTGTTTCTTTACACCATGCTTTAGCAAATCTTTCTTGTAGATCAATTATTTTCACAATTCTCCCTCCAAATAACTAGGTTTCATCATTCGAGTCAACACTTATATCTTTTCTTATCAACATTACCCAATAAGTAGAGCTTGAATGTTTCGTACGCCTCGCCACTCTTTGCCCAAATAGTGGCTCCCACCAATCTTCCATCATAAATAATATGTCTTTCAGCTTGTAATCATGGTCATTCCATTTGAATGCCATTAGTGCCCCAGGTAATGAAACTCGATGGGCCTCTCTCGCTCCGCCTCTTATCAGCGACTTGATTTCGGCAGTTGTAAAATGCCCATAATAATCTTGAAAGCTGTTTTTCTTAGTTCCTCTGCTTCTGCCCTTTCCGGTATTTACGTGGGGTGGATCAAATACAATCAAGTTGTAACCATTATTGTTTTTCATTGGAAGATTAGAACTATCACTTATAAAATCTGGACTAACCTCAGGGCGAATATCAATGAATGTTGCTCTATCATCTTTTTTGTTAAACCAAATAGCTCTCTTGCCAGCAGTCAAATCAAGTATCTTCACAACTCTCCCTCCAAATCAGATGTTGCCTCAATGCAACTCTTACAGTAGTCTGGGTATTCTTCGTCCATGTCAATAATCATAAATGGAAATCCACAAAGAGAACATTTCTTATATTGAGGCTCATATAGTTCTCTCATTTGTTCGTTGTGAATGAACCATTGTTTTTCGTTTTCTTCCTGCATCATATCCTCCTCAGGAAACCTATCTGTTATTTCGTGCATTTGATTCCACATATCATTCTCAGTTTCCTTCCAATATACTACGTATTCGCCTTATAGCCCTCAGTTTTTCTGGTGTTAGTATATTAATTTCTTTAATAAACATACTCAATAGTTCTGAAGAGGCTTTAGATAATCCCTTAAATTTACCTACAAGCTGAAAATGATCTCCTATAGTAACTATATCTTTTTTTGTTTCTTTAGGCTCCAGTAAGATAACACCATATTCTACAATTTCTTCACTACATACCTTGTGTGCATAATGATGTGCATCTATTTCATCATCAAATATCTTATGATATGCACCAGATGGTATAGTCCAGTCCTTTCTGTCATAACCTCCAAGCACCATCCATACATGCCAAACATTATCTATCTTTTTAATAGCCATATAATTATCAGCGCTCATCTTTCCTCCACTTTAGAATAATATCTGCATACCACTCAACAAAAGATACAGATACATTGCTCCAAAATAAATAACTAATCATCCACCATAGACTTACTTTTCCTGTTTTGTTACATGCTCCGCACGGCGAATAATAACTACCAAGTACAAGATCAATGAACTCGGCTAATACTCCCTCACCTTTACAAATTGGACACTTCATTTTGTCTCTCCTAAAGCCAATTTCTCAATCCACCCATCAATTTCTTCTTGAGGCCATCCATCAACTTGCTCTCTTAGCTCTTTTTCAAAGTTATTTACTTTAGTTTCAAGTCGAGTAATCTTAGATTTTAATTCTCTAATAACTAATGCGACAGCAAAATCATTTATCCACTTAGGATCGTCAATGAATGTTAATGATACTTCTTCAAGTCTATTCAAATCATAAAGTAATCCATCAACAGGCTGTTTTATAAATTCGTCTAGTTCTACAGATACTAATCCTTCAAAAGTCATAAATACTATCTTTCCTTCTTTTCTTTTATCAAGAACAAAGTTCCTTATTTCTTCTTGCTGTTGTTCTTTTTCCTCATCTAGTCTCATTATTTTCTCCTCAATACTGTGCTTGATTGAGATTATATTGAGAAGCCTTCCAGACATCAATCATGGCGGCATAAACTTGAAATTTCTTTTTCAGATATTCAAGCTCACCTTCCATACCAGCAATATGATCTCTCAATTCTTGAAGCCTGCGTTTGCTTTCCTCGCTATAACCCTCTGCATGATAAGTGGCCTGAGTATAATTCATGGCAGGGGGTTTTTCCTTACCTTCCGCCCCAACCCAATATTTTTCTTCCTGTGTGACGATTCTAGTGATCGCCGCTAATTCAGAATCTAATTGTGCTTTGGTAATAGCAATATCTCTAGTTAAACCTCCAATATCATTAGCTATATCTAGCATCTCATCAAAATCTGGTAAATTAAACTCTGTCATCGGGTATAAACTCCTTCCAAATATTTTCAAAATCAAATTCCTCAGCTAATTTATCTACATTGATATTATGTTTCTCTGCAAGATGTTCCGCCACCCCTCTTGCCCATCTACTTCTAATTGAATATCTACGACATCTCCAAATAAACCACGCTAAGAAATTTTCTAAATCAAAAAGCTCATCTTGTGTTGCAAATCCGTTTGGCATTTTATTTTCCTTTCTTTTTTATCCAGCTAGGCCATGTAGGAACTTCTTCTTTTCTTTTAAGAATACCAAATAATCCTTTAGCTTTTACCATCCTTCCACCAGTAGGTGCTGGATTTTCAATACGATGGCCACAAATTCCACAGATAATATCATCGCCATCCCAATAACTTCCAGGGGCATATCCCGAACCACCATGTGTAGATAGACAGTCTTTTGGATCAATCATCGCCCGCTCTCCCAACTTTTCTTATTGTGCTCATACAAAATTGCCTGTACTAATTTCATCGCTTCTGGACTTTCCAATACAACCATTTTGAGAATTTCAACTCTATCTCGCAACCCCTTCACTTCGGCTTCGAGTTGGGCGACATACCATTCAATTACATCGCTAACATTATGGGCAGGATAGCCACAATCATATTTCAGCATCTCCACAGCATGTAGATAATCGTCTTTTGTCAATGGTAAAGGTTTCTTGCCCATCACTCACTCTCCTGATACTCCTTGTTATCGTGCATCATGGATTCGCATCGAAAAATGCTTGAGCAAATCCAGGTGGTGTTATTGCCCTACGCTCCTGTCTTGTAAGTTTGCCATAAAATTCAGGATATATTTCTTTTGTTAATAATTTGTCAAATTTGGGTTTGTCTGTTTCTATTGGTGATTTTTTGGGTTCATTAAAATACCCCCAAAGATATGTCTTTTTCTTATAGTTATCTCCAAAATCATAAGGGTTGAATATAAATGCAGGTTTTCCCAAAAATCTGTTCAATATACCGTGACCAGGATTTTCTAGTGCCCAAAATTTTAATGATGTGGTTTTCTCGCCTGTCTTTACCCCATATTGACATTCCCAAATAATACGCAAACAGCTACTTACAATCTCCATTGCGCTTCTTGTGTCTCTTGGTTCTTTGGCTATTGTCCTGGCATGTGAAAACATAGTGCAGGGAGGTGCAGCAAGTATTCCATAAACATCGGCGGGTGGAGAATAATATCTAACATCATCCCCCCGCTTTATGTCTACTTCTATTACATCATAGCCTGCATCCCTGTAAGGACGAGACCATGCCCCTGTTCCTGAGCATAAGTCTAAAATTATCATTGTCCCTCCTGATAATCCTTGTTTATCATCTTTCCCATTCTTCAAGTAGTTCTACTACACTCCAATACTTTTCTACATTCAGAACAATATCCTCTAAAGTTTCCTCCGATGGTACGATTGCTAAAACAGGCTCTAGTTTAGATTTGAATTCTGCTATTGTCATGTCTTTATTATACACCGAAGTTGGATCAAAGTCAAGGGTCACTTTGAAGCCTCTTATGCCCCATGTTTTGCAAGTAGCCTCGACTTCTTTAATAGGCATCTCTAGAAAATTAGCTATATAATCTATACTATATCCTTTAGCCACTAACTCAATCGTGGGAAAATCAGACAGAATCCATATGATAAAAGGCTCTATATTTCCTTTTTCGGATAACATAGCCACAAAAACATCCCACACCGTAGCATATCTATCTCTAGCATAGACTTTATTCGCTATTCTATTAATATCTGCATCATTAAAAATCTTCTCCATGAGCAAACTTCTCCCATTTTTCCCTAAGCCTGATATTTTCATGATAGAGATCATCAACGGCTTCTAGAAAATCATGGAAGGCCTCAAAATCAAGAGCTATAAAATATTTGATGTCGCTTCGAGAGCCTGAAAATTTGCATATAAGGCATGGAACTTCCGGCTTTCCAGTTGCTTCGGCTTCTTTACGAATTTTATCAAACCAGTCTCTTTTAATCGTTAATTGAGTAGCTCCTCCATAACCTGTTTTAGCATCTGCTCTGAAAGCAAATGGTAAGAAATAATATTTTCCTAACAAATCGCCTTGTAATTCAGGTATATCTAACAAAGCCCCAAATGCACCAGAACCTACAATTTTCTTCCAGGTAAATTCATATTTTTCATTAAGGATTTCTGTGGCATCTTTTTCCCATCTGCTACCTTTATCTTTACTTTTAACCATATTCTAATTTCTCCCAAACTCAAATTCGGGGCTGTCTATAATCTGTAAATACTTCCCTTTGAAGTCTAATGAACACATTCCAGTAGGTCCATTTCTTTGCTTCAAAATGAGAAATTCTATCTTTCCTGATAATGGAGAATTACGATTATAATACTCATCTCGATAAAGCCCTATTACTACATCAGCATCTTCTTCAAGGTTTCCACTTTGTCTCAAATCAGATAAAATAGGTCTTTTATCTTCTCGATCCTCTACTTTTCTATTTAGTTGTGAAAGGATTACGATTGTAATTCCTAAATCCATTGCCAGTAGTTTTAGCTCTCTAGAAATTCTACCTAATTCAGCTACCTGATCTCTAGTTCTTTCAGCCAGTAATTGTATATAATCAATCCCAATTAATCTAATGTCATATAAATTATGATATTTTCTTATAGCACTTGTGACATAATAAATTGTGCCATAATAATTTGAATCTAAATAAATAGGTAACTTACTTAATCTTTTTCTAGAACGTTCCAGTCTTGTCATTTGATGATCACTAAGTTGTCCTGATTTAATATTAGAGTGATCAATCTTCTCATCCATAGCTAAAAGCCGAAACATTAGTTCATTGTTACTCATTTCTCTATTAAAAAGTAAACAAGGAGTTCCGGTCTCGGCAGTAGATTTAAAAGATTGTACTAATGTAGTAGTTTTACCCATTTGAGGTCTGCCGCTGAAAATCCAAACATCGCCTCCTACATAACCTCCAGTAACCTCATCAATCGTAGGAAATCCTGTAGTTACACCAACTAAATTACTTTCAGACTCTCGTCTTACCTTTATAATATCAAAAGCTGTAATTAATAAATCCTCAATAGGTCTAATACCACCATGTATCTCATGTCCATTTAATGTAGATAACTGAGATTGGATATTTGCTATAAGATCAGTAACATCGGGATCATTATGAATTGAAATCGGAATACTTTGTGCTATTTGAGATAATCTACGTCTTTTAAAAGCATCTAATACACTATCATAATAAAGCTCAAAACCATCTGCATCTACTTCTTTAGTCGCTATAGTTTCAACATGCTGTTGACCACCTGCTTTATCAATTAATTTTTTATATTTTAGATAATCAATTACCAGTTCTGAAGTAGGAGTAGTCCCTTTTCTTGCAAGAGATACAATAGCATCGTAGATAACTTTATTAATATCAGAATTAAACATATCTACAAATAAAGTGCCCATTGTATCATGAATTCTGCTTTCATCCCTCATCAAAAGTGCTAATAAATTGGCTTCATGTTCATGTACAAAGAATTCACTCATGCATCTTTTTCCTTTTTTTTCTTTGCTCGTTTTTTGATTATCTCATCTAATAATAAAATACTACGACCAACAATTCTCATACCATGTTTCTTCTTATGTCTTTTTTTATCTCTGCGTTCCCATTTAGTCTTAGGTCTAGCCATAATAAATAAAAGAGGAGGGTGGAGTTTAATACTCCACCAACTCCTCATCATCAACATCAAACAAATCTGCTACTTTACTCTCCGCTTCCGAGAAAAGCTCCTCAGCGACCTCTGATTCTTCGCTAGCACGCCTTTGAGCAAAAACGTCTGCTATTGATGCCCCTCCATAAGCCACCAGTTCTACCTCCTCAGGAGTAAACAATAACCCTAAAGAAGATAAAACATGAGGCTCTAATTCATATTCCTCCAAAATAGGAACTACATCGTCATTATTCTGCATTAGTGCAATAGGCGAGATAACTTTATCTCGTCCTTCTCCCATTGTCACCAACTTAATATCGAATGTAGTAATGCCTCCGCTAATAAGACTCTCGTCATCATCAAACTCACCAGTTTCCTGATGCAGAGCGAGAAGTTGTTCAAATAAAGTTCTACCACGTTCCAAAACTTTAATTGTATTCGATGGACGAGGCTCAATTTTAGCTAAACTTCTTTCGCCGTCATCACTTACTGTAGGAAATTTACCCTGTCTGGCATAATATTCATCGCCAGTTTCAGGATCAATCACTACAGGAGTGCGGTCTAGTACATTAACTACGTACCTATTTTGAATAGGAATATATCCACGAATATTTCTAAAACTCTTAGGATTCTCAGCACGAATTTTAGCATTATTTTGACAAATCGGACATGATTCTCCTAAACATAAAATGCTAGTTCTTTGTCTATTCAACCAGTGTTTTCTTGTATGATATGCTCTTTTATCCAGAACTCTTACAATGACAGGAAACCCTTCTAAAAAGCTAAGATACTGAGGACGCTCAAAGGTTTCAAATTGCTCTCTATCTGGAAATTCGACCCATTTACTCATCTTGTTCACCCTCCAAATTATCTTCCATCTCTCCATCGAGAAGAAGTTTTTGAATTTCTCGGTATGTTTCATTTCTCATATTATTTAATGCGGCTAATGAATCTTCTAATGATAAACCAGAAAGCTTTCCAACAAGCTCTTGATATTTACGAAAATCCCTTTCTACAGAAATTAACATCAATGTACTCAGTACATCCATAGCCTCGGGATTTGTCCATATATGTTCAGGAATATCAATAGTAGCACCGCCGATCTTGATATTCTTAAACTGCCCTAAAAAATATGTTCTTTGTACATCAATATTTCTATTTGCCATTCTTTTCTTCCTCCTGCTTTGGTAATCTCGGAGTTACATTAGCTACATTATAGCACTCTTTAATGATTTTGTCAAGTACTTCTTTATCCTTTTCTAAGCGCTCAATAGTTTTCTCCTCTCCTAGCCCTAACGTCTCATCTCCCAAGGCTTTGTATGGACCTCTGCTTGATAGCACTCCTAATTCAGTCGCAAATGTAATGATATCTCGAATAGGATCAATACCTTCCCCCCAAATAATCGGAAATTTTGCTGTTCTGTGTGGCACCCCAACTTTATTTTTTGGAACTGAAAATCTGATGTAGTTTCCTATGGAAATTTCTTTGTTATCTTTTTTAAGTTTAATTTGCTTATCTTTAGCAGTATAAGGAAAAAGCGAAATATTAATAGACGCATAATGTTTTAGAGCATTTCCGCCTGGAATTTCAAATTCCTTAAAAAAATCTCCAATATTAGCTCTCACTTGATTCAGAAAAATAAATGCTATATCTGCTTTTCTAACTTTAAAAGCATTTCGTTTAAAGAAAGTTGTCAAAGCTCTTGCTACAAGTGCTACATTAGCATCTCCAAACTCATCTTTCAGTTCTTTCTCAGGAGCAAGCGCTCCAATTGAATCTAGGATAATAACATCAAATTCCCTACTTTCAATAGCTTTTTCTGCTATAAGAAAAGAGTTCTCTGCTGTATCTGGAAGTATAACAACAAAATTATCCTTTTTCCACAATTTACCTAAAATCTTAGTGGCCAAATCTCGATCTAGAGTTTGCTCTACATCTAAATAAAGTACTTTACCTCCTAATTCTAAAGCGTGTTTAGAGATATCAAGTCCTAAAGTAGTTTTCCCGGCCGAGTCTGGTCCATAAATATGAGTAAATCTTCCTTTAGGAAAACCTCCTACTCCTGTTGAAACATTCAACGCTAAAGAGCTTGTTGGTATAACCGAGCTAACTCTAGAAGATTCCAAAACATCCTCTCCAAACTCAGCTATAATTTCATCTATAAAGTTTTTCTTTGTCACTATAATCCTCCATAAATATCATTTGCTTTCCTATATTTAATCCCTTAGTAAACCAAGCTACTGCAAACCAAGGAGCCTTTTTTCCAGTAAAATCTATTCTTTTAGGTAAAAATATAATCTCAGATTCTTTTAAATATGGTTGACAACGCTTTACTCCCAAAGTAGTAACAGGAAGTAACAATGCATAAGGTTTTTTAAGACCATCAAATCTTTCTAAAAATAAATGTTTTTTAGAAAATGGAGGATTAGTTATTGCTATGTCCCAACAAATAGGTTCCCATTTTAAAGCATCTAAATCTCTCCATCTTACAGAATATCCATTATTTATTAAATGAGCTACTAATCTTAATTTACCAGGACATGGTTCCCATACTATTAAATCTTTTGGTACAAACTGTACTAAATATTTTAAAGCAGTTCCAGGCGTAGATAATTCATCATAAGGACCACGCTTTGAATAATTTTTTAAGGGCAACATATTATTTCTCCCAGTATGGTGCTACTTTAATATTAACTTCTACAGGGATACTTTTGATAAAAATTTGTCCTGCGTTTATCATTTGTTCTCTAACAAAAATCTCTCCCTCTTCAATGATACTTTTATGAATTTCATAAACGATCTCATCATGTACTGTCAATATAGCTCTCAATAAATTACCAAAAGGATTCTTTTCCCAAGTTTTCACCATAGCTATTTTTATCATATCTGCTGAGCCGCCTTGAATAATATGATTAAATCCCTCCTTGTAAATTTTAAATTTTTCCTTGATATTATATCTATCAAATCTTCTAGGTACTACAAAATACCTTCGCCTACCAAAAGGCGTTATTGAAAATCCCGCCGCTAATATCTTTTCTCTAGAAAGATCAATAAAGTCATGTAATTTTGGATATAAATCTTTATGTCTCTCTAGAATTTCTATTCCTGTACTATGAGGTAATTGAAAATTATAAGCAATACCTTTTGCAGAAGTGCCATATAACACAGCAAAGTTTAGACTTTTGCCTCGTACTCTGATCTCATCTTTACTTAATTCCTCTCTGAACATAGAGGGGTCAAAAACTCTTTCTGCTGTTTCTGTATGAGGATCACGCCCCTCTCTGAAAATATTTAGCATATTTTCTTCTTTGCTAACTTCTGCCGCTAATCTAAGCTCAATATGAGAATAATCCGCTGTTCCTAATAAATAATCAGGTGAGGCTATAAAACTATTTCGATAATCTGTACCTCTCTTTATATTCTGCATATTTGGTTTTGAGGATGCAAACCTACCTGTTCTAGTAGCTAATTGATCAAAGCTTGAGTGAATTTTCTTTGTTTTAGGATTAATATGTTCAAAGAAATTTTCTCCAAAAGATGTTGCTAGTTTAAACCATTGTCTATAATCTACTAACAACATAGCAAATTCATACTCATTGAAATCTCGTTTTAGAATTTTAGAGTTTGTGCTGGCTACAGGAATACCCATCAAATTCATAATTCTCTGCATTTGATAAGTGCTGGAAGGATTAAAATTTTCATGGAAAACTTTCATCATTTCATCTGCTGTAGTAACAGTAGATAAATATTCTCTAGAATATGCTACCTTTTTATTTTCTCCTGTTAATGTAACTTTGAAAAATTTCAGCATATCTCTACCATCTATAAAGTTTTCTTCACTAATTATCTTTTTCACCGTATCAGTAATCTGTTGCTTAATTTCCTTTGAGATATTTTTTGCTGTGGCTTTTGCCTTTTTAAGTAGCTCTTTCCAGGATTCTTCATCAAGAGCAATTCCTGTATGCTCCATTTCCGCTATAGCTGGCAAAAGTCTCATTTCTAAACTGTAAACATTTAAAGAATTTCTCTCTTTTAGAAGTTCTATTTGTTCATCATAAATATATGGCAAGAAAATTACATCCATAGCGGAATAATCTAAAATTTCAGGCGTAATTATAATATTAGGATTTTCCTCAAACTCTTTTCTAATATCTTTGTCTATATCTATGTAACAGTACTTAGAAACAAGTTCCGCATATTTTGTAAAAGGATCACCAACTCCTGCATAAAGGATAGCCTCTGCTAACATTGTATCATGTATATTCTTAAGCATGATACCATACTTTTCATAAATGTACTTCAAATCAAATTTAAAACTATGNCCAATTACTTTTCTTTTAGTATTTAACCATTTAAGTAGTTGACTTATCTGAAAATTATTAAGTTTTCTTACATCATATACATTAACCCACGATTTAGTACCAATTTGTAGTAAAATTAAAGTACCTGTAAATGGATCAAGACTGGAGGTTTCTACATCTACACCAACAGGAATTTCTGCTGGTGTATTTTTTAAATTAAGTAGAGAATCGTTATATGCTTTATTACTGGCGATGAATGTAATTTCTGGTTTTCCCGACATTTTCCAAAATTTTCCTTTGTTCAATCATCCTTAATATAAAGACTCTTTTAATAAGAACATTTTATGTTCTTTAAGTCCTGTTAAGAAAAGTCTTTAAAGCACTAGTACTACTATAAGAACTATTAAAGCCCTTTAATTAAAACCTCTTTAATAAAGCCTCTTTAATTAAGAGTACTATATAAAAGTATATAGGATTTTAACATTGAATACAATGGTACTATGGTCCTACTTGACAAGTTTCTTAAAAAGTGTTATAATATTCAATAATTAGTGTTAGTTTAGTTATGTAGCGCCGCCTTTGTCAGAGAGTTTCTGACATATACTAGATATATTCTAGCACAAAATCGGAGATTTGTCAAGTGGCAATCAAAACCAAAAAGGGCAAGTATATTTGCTTTTATTGTAGGAAGGAATTCAGTACTGCTGTAGAAGCCGATAGCTGTCGGGATAGTCATGATTTGATTTATATTCCCATATCGCGTTCAGATGCCAATAAACTTCTGAACTATATTTATATTCCCGATGCTAAGATTTTAGAGGGTACAAATTTTATTGAGCATCTGCGCCAAGCTTTAAGAAAAAGACATCGAGATGAGAAAAAGACTATATGATAAAAGAAAGCGTCCTGTATGTATAATTTGTGGAGATAAGCTATTACCTGATGACGAAAGATATATGATTGCTTTAGATGGTTTTGAATATCCAATAAATATTTATATTCACCGGAGTTGTAATGACAGACAAAGAATTGAAAAATGGTTTAGAAATGAAAAACAATCAAAAATCATCAACTTTTACGAAGATATTGTATAATAAAAGAGAGGGCAATTGCTGTCCCTCATGTAAGAGTTCCCCAGAAAATTTTCAGTTTGAGGGCAGATGTGTTACATGTAAGGTCTGTGGTTGGTCAAGGTGTGTGGTATGACTAAGAAAAGGTTGGTAAGTCCCACTAGAGCAAANATTAGAAATCTCAAGCAATATGCTGATNTNTCAGATGAGNANTTTGAGGAACATTTTCNAAAAATAGTAGAGGGGACCAGGACTGGTACGGATGAGGAACTAGAGGAAAAAATCGAGGAGANGCTAGCGGAATTNGGTGAAGATTACGATTTGTCAGANATGAAAATAAATGATAGATTGGTGCTTCGGAATCTCATAGTCTCAGTGATTTCTTTGGAGGAGCTAGAGCAGACTTTTTCTTCTTTGCGAACCCAAATCAGTGATTCAAACATTTTGCTACTTGATAGATTATCAAACATCATGTCAAGACTTAGAAAAGATATTTCTGATATGCAGAACGATTTGAAACTCACCCGAAAAATTAGAAAAGAGGGCCAAGAAGAAACTTTTATTGCATGGCTCGACAAAGTAAAAAATTATGCAGAGGAATTTTATTACGAAAAAACACTCTCAATTTTTTGCCCAAACTGTAGACGATTTTTGGCGAGTATATGGCTCTTGTACCCAGATGAGGAAAACACCCTTTGTGTTAGATGTGGAAACTGTGGTACAGAGCTATCTGAAGCACTAAAAGATTTATATGAAACTGATAATCGTAATCTTGATGATGTAGCACTTCCGTAGGAGGAAAAATTTGAAAAGCATGGTTTTAGGAAGGTTTTCTCCATTTCATAATGGACATAAAGCCTTGGTAGACAAATTATTAGATGAGGGAAAAGAGGTAGTTATTGCTATTAGGGATACTCCATTCAGCGAAGATGATCCATTTTCTCCTTATGAGAGAAGAAAGATGATTCATAACATCTATGGAGATCAAATAGAAACTATTGTTGTTCCTAATATTGAAGAAGTAGTACATGGTAGAAAGGTCGGCTGGAAAATTAGAGAGATTGTACTAGATCAAGAAATACAGGCTATTAGTGCAACTGCTATTAGAAAGCCCAAAATCTTATGGCTTACTGGAAACAGCGGAGCAGGAAAGTCAACTCTTGCGGAAGGTCTTGTTAAACGATTTCCAGCTATTATTTTAGATGGGGATATGATGAGGATGTCTATTTCTACAGATAAAGGATTCTCTTTAACAGATCGTCTAGAACATAACTTAAGAGTAGCTCGACTTGCTAATGTTTTGAGAGATCAAGGGCACAATGTCATAGTTTCTGTAATAGCGCCGACTCATAGAATTAGACAAGAAATAGACAAAATTTGTAGACCCAAATGGATTTATGTCAAAAGAGATAGTCTAGTCTATGATGCTGAAAGACCATACGAACCTCCAGAAAATCCAGATTTAATTATAGATAATGATAACCTCACGGAAAATGATGCAGTTGAGGAATTGTGGAGATTTTTATCAACGTGAATATTTTAGGAATAGTTCCTGTCGCTGGAGAGGGTTCTAGATGGGGAGGTTATTTCAAAGAACTACTCCCTTGTGGAAATAGAGAATGGTTATTAGATCGAACAATAAAATCTATGAAATGTGGAGGGGCACAAAAAATTTGTGTTATTACCTCCATATCAAAAATAACAACTCATATTTCTCATATTGGAGAGAAAAATGAGGGAATTTTTTATGTAATTCAAAGAGGTAAAAATGATATTTGGAGTGCTATAGCAGAAAGTCTACCCTTCGCAGAGGATTTGAATTTGTTTGCTATGCCCGATACATATTTTCCTATTTTGACATTTGATAGAAGTTTTGTTATACATAAAAATGGCAAGTTAGTAGATTTTCATATAGGAACACTAGAGACAAAAAATCCCGAAAGGTTTGGAGTAATCATAGATGGTAAAATCGTCAATAAAAGTAAAGATTTACCAAGAGGAAGAATCTACTCAGCCTGGGGAACGCTTGTCTGGACTAGAAAAGTGGCAGAATTTTGGTTGGAGAATTCTCCTCAATCATATACTGATGCTATTAACTCTGCTATGGATAAATTCAACTGGAAGTCGTATAGAATGGAATATTATTACGACATGGCCGAATGGAAGGACTACAGAAGATTTATAGAGGACAGAGAACATGGGAAAGGTTGCTTTAATCCCTTATACTCAAGGTAGGATATATAAGATTTCTGTTGTCATAATGACATGGAACAGAAATTATAATAACAGTCTACATTGGTTTTTAGAAACTATTTTACCATATCAGAATATTAAACCTTTAGAAGTTATTGTCGTTGATACTAGCACAGATCAGAAAATTTCAGATCAAGTAAAATATGAGTGCAAAAAATATCCAGAGGTCAGATATTATTATTTCAGACAAAATAAGCCAATGAAAGCCTGGGGATTAAATGTAGGCATACGTTTAGCAAATCCTGAAACTGAATATTTTCTTACCTCAGATATAGATATGATCTGGCCTCCTTGGTATTTAGATATGGCACATAATTATATAAGCGAAGATGCTTTTGTGTTAACAGAGCCATCTAAACTTCCAGAGAAATTTAATTATTCAGACATTCAAGCAAATATTCACAATTGGAAAAATTTATATAAACAATCTATACCTTGGGGCAAAGCAGGAGGTCCAGGTAACGGACAGCTTTTTTCTAAGGAATTTATCTACGAAGTGCGAGGATACAACGAAGCATTTTCCGAAGGTCAGGATGCTTATGATATGGAGATGTGGCGTAGAGCAAAGAAATATGGTATGAAAGTTAGATGGTGGGGTAGAAGATGGAATCAATCATTACACCTATGGCATCCAATTTCTGAATATAAAGGAAAAAATCAAAAATTTGCCAACCTTGATCCTCCTATTGTAGCTAATCCTAAAGGATGGGGCGGAGAGTTGTGAAAATTGCAGGCACTTATTTAGTTTTTGATCGGATAGATTATACAAAACAGACAATTTCTGCTTTAGAAAAATGTGTCGAAGCAAATGATATAGATTGGTATGTTTTTCAGGACGGAATAAAAAATCCTCTGTCTAACAAAATCTATGCAACAGAAGAAGATTTAGACGCTGTTAAGAGTATTGTGGATAACAGTAGTCTAAATATATTACATTTTGAACGTAGTGAATGGAATGGTAGCATTCCTCAACAGAAATGGAAAGCTCATCAGGTTTTTGAAAGAGGATATGATACTATATTCTTTTTTGAGGATGATCTATTAGTTAGCAAATACTATCTACGTTTATTAAAAATAATGTCATGGCAGTTTCCCAATGATATAGGATTTCTTTTCAATAATAAAAATGAGGGAAGTGATTTAAGACAATTAACTCATTGTGGAGACGCTAGATTATGGGGATATTATCTAAACTTACCTCTTTATGAAAAGATAAAAGAAGGCTATAATAAATATTATACTGAAATTCAAAAACTTGATTATAATTCTAGATGGCTTTTTGGAGACGTTGTTATTAATTTTCCAACCAGGATGCATGATGTTACTATAACTAGACTTTGTAAAAAATTTGGAGCTAGAAAACTTATTCCAACTATAACACGTTCTACATATATAGGAAAAGATGGTAATTTAGCATACCGAACTAAAAAATTTTGGGAAAAGAAAGGAATGGATGGGCAACCCTCTAAAATAGAATATGATGAGGATGCTTATTTAAAAAGTTTTAGAAGAATATGAAAGTAGCTATTATTATTGTAGGGATAGGTCAATGGGAGGAATATACAAGACCTCTAATTGACAGTATTAGAAAATATGAACCTAATATTTATATCATAGTAGTTGATAATGGTAATAATTATCCAGTTTATTATAATAATGTACACTTTATAATTACTAAAAAGATAGTTCATTACTCAGTGGCCATAAATTTAGGAAAATCACTAGTCTCTGATAATGCAGATTGGATTATTGTTATTAATAACGATGTAGTTTGTAAAGCCCCCTTTATTAAAATATTAGAAACTATGAATACCAAAATTCTTTATGGTAATGATGTTCATGGAATGAAGCATCCAAAATTTAAATCTCCTACAATTTGGTTGGATGGTTGGTTATATGCGATACCAAAAGAAATTTTTGATGCTGTTGGTGAATGGGATGAGAATTTTCATATAGCGGGATTTGAAGATGCAGACTATTGTTTTAGAACATATAAATTAGGTTATAAAATTAAAGAATCCAAATTACCCTTTAAGCATCTTGAGTATCATATCAGAAAAAAAGTAGTTCCTGATTATCCTAAACATAGAATGCATAATATGAAATACTTAGTGAAAAAACATGGACTTAAGTGGCTTTAAGGATATTCATTTAGGAAAAAGGGCTTTTCTGTTAGCGTGCGGTCCTAGTTTAAATGATTTAGATTTATCTTTATTGGAGGGGGAGCTTGTTTATGGAGTAAGCCTAGCCTACAAAAGTGATAAAGTAGCTATAGATTATCATTTTATGGGAGATAAAAATATTGCCAGCCAATTTTATAAAGAGATTCTTCCTCTGACTAATACATGGTTTGTTAGCAAATCTATCTATGATTTTTATTTAAAAAATAAACCTAATACTTATTATTTTACAGGACCAGCCAGACATAAGAAGAAATTTAAGACCGATTTATCTGATGGAAAAGTTTATGGAGGAGGTACAAGCAGCTTTCTAGCGATGCAGTTTGCCTATTTTATGGGTATTCAAGAGCTTTATACTATAGGATTAGATCATTGGAAAACTTATAGAAAGGGGTTAAATGTAACAGATACAGGCATTAAAAATCCCAGCGGAAGTCCATTAGTAATTTCAAATGAGGATGATATACATCATTTTACTCCAGATTTTTATAAAAAGGGAGTTAAATTTTATACTCCAACATTTTCTAAAGTTGAGGCATCTTATTGGGCGGCTAGAAATGCATATGAAGCAGACGGTAGAATTTTATTAAATGCAAGTGCTGATACAGCATTATCTGAAGATATTATACCCAGAGTGAATTTTTATGAGCTATTTGATTGAAGAAGCAAAAAATAAATATGGCAGTATTTTATTCTTTAAAAGAAAAGGAGCAAGTTACTCTAAAGAATTAATAAATAATTTAAAACTTGAGGAACCTTTTGTAAAAGCCCTAGAAAATGAAGAATATAATACATTCATAGATATTGGAGCAGGGTTCGGTTATTTTACTACAATAGCATCGCATTATACAGATAAAGTCCTCGCTTTTGAGCCTCATCCTTTAAGATATGGGTTCCTTGAGTGGAATACCAGAAATCTAAAAAATGTAGAGCTTTATAAAAAATATATTGGAACAAACCAGCCTCATATTTCAAAATATCCTTATGGTATGGTAAGAAGTAAATCTCCTAAAAGAACAGAGATATTTAATATTTCCACTATGCGACTTGATGAAATTCCTTTCAAAAGCTATAACAGCGCCATTATCAAAATTGACGTGGAGGGAAATGAAATTGATGTTATCTCAAGCGCTGGAAATTTATTATTTGAGCCATATATTATTTGGTTAATAGAAGTTCACTATAAGCTTATAGATAGAAAAAAGATATTTGATTTATTCAAAGATTTTAATGCAAAGCAATTAGAGGTCAGGAAAATGACAGAACATTGGAAGTTTTGGAGGGAAGGATGAATCTTATTATAACTTCGGAACATCGCGTAGGGAGCCGATGGCTTCATTATCTTTTAGCAGACCTTTATGGAATGAGTCCAAGTCCCGAAATGGATGTCAAAAGAGTAAAAGAAATTAGTACAATAAGACAATATTTTAAAGAGAACAAAATTGTAAAGTTTCATCATGCTACACATTCTGATATTTTGGAAAGTTTAGAGCCTTGGGATTATTTTATCATAGGCGTTGTTAGAAATCCTATGGATAGAATTGTATCCTTAGCTTTTCATAATCGTTATCATAAGAAAAAAGAGGTCTTTGAGCAACATAAATTTACCACAGATAAAGAAGCAGTTCGATATACGGCCTTAGATGATCCTTGGACCAAACAACATAATGAAAATCAATTTAAATTAATGTTGGAAGGCTATAGTACAAGAAATAAAATTTTTGACAAGTTGTCTTATATTTGGACATGTTATGAATGGATGTATGAAGATACATTTAGAGAAGTCAAAAGAATAACTGAGTGGTTAGGCGTTGATGGTATTGATGACGATTTTATAAAAATAGTAGTAAAACGAAATTCTTTTAAGCAGAAATCACAAGGTCGGGAACCTGGACAAGAAATAAGACATGATTTATGGAGAAGAAAAGGAATCTTAGGAGATTGGAAAAATTGGTTTGATGATGAAATGATTGCAGCTATATCAGATATCCAATTCAAATATCAAGATATTATTAGTTCAGAAAATAAACATGGCAATACGTGAAAAACTCTCTAAGCAAGATAAAATTTTATTTGAGGTAATAAGACATCCTGTTTTGTGTGGAGAATTTCTGAGAAATCTAGAAAAAAGCCCAAAAGAAAGAAAAGAGGAATCTTGGAAGTATACTTATTACCAAAAGGAATTTATATGTGATTTCTCCAATCTTGTATCTCTTTGTTGTGGACGCACAGTCGGAAAAACTGTAGCAATCACAGATATACTTATTTGGCTACTTATTAATAAAGTATTTCCTGGAGATTATATTGTCTACACTGTGCCAAATAAAGTACATCTTACTCCTGTGTGGGATAATTTGGTTAGAATGTTTCGAGGAAACTCAGTTCTCATGCAGTTTCTTCATAAAGGTAAAGGAATTAATGCTTCTGATCATATTATAAGACTTCTTACAAACATGTCTCTAGATTGTAGAATTGCAGGTACTACAGGCACAGGCGCTCCAGTAGTAGGTATGCATACTCCTTTTGAAGCTGTAGATGAGGCAGGTTTATATCCTTGGGGAACTTGGATTGAACTTCAACCTACTTTAAATACATGGCAAAAAGGTTATAGAAGAATTGTATCAGGAGTTCCTATAGGACTTCGAGAGAATAATGTCCTTTATTATTCAGATGAGATTGATACTCATTATAGCAAACACCGAATTTCCGCACATGAAAATCCTAGATACACAAAAGAAGATGAAGAAAAAAACATCAAAAAATATGGTGGTATAGATAGTGAGGATTATATCCACCATGTTTTAGGAAGGCACGGTAAACCAGCATATTCAGTATTCGATAGAAGCCTGATGCTTATAAAGCAATATCCTGTCTATAAAATTAAACTTTCTGGATTAAAAATTAACTCCTTAGAAGAATATCTAAGACATCTAGCTACAATTCCTAAATTAGAAAAAGGAAAATATGATTACACAGTAGTTGGAGTTGACCTTGGATATACTGAGGCTTCTGCATATCATATTATGTACGTAAAAAATGGAATTTTTTATTGGCATGCTAAAATTCAGCTTACGAAAGTTCCATACCCTATTCAAAAAACACTATTTGATTGGCTAGATGAAAAATTTGGAAGGTTTGATATTATAGGAATGGATGCTGGACATGCCGGTAAAGGAGTAACACAAGATTTACTCTTTGATGACAAATATATTCATAAAGACTATCAGCAGAGATTAGTTCCAGTAGAGTTTAGTTCAAATATCGTACTTGGAATTGATGCTGATGGAGAAGAAATCAAAACAAAACTTCGTCCTTTTTCTGTCTCTCTTGCACAAGAATATACAAATGCTCATACAATAGTTTACTCTAGTACAGATATGGACTTTATTACAGAATTAGAGCGAATGACATATCATAAAACTCCTAGAGGAGATATTGTATATAGAACATTAACCTCAAGAGGAGGCGAAAAAGGCGAAGATCATCATACATCCGCACTCTTATGTGCAATTGTCGCTCATTATACATTAAGAGATCAGAAAATCTATCGTCCAAAAAGTCGTAGATTAGCACGAACTTCTTGGATGGCTGATAGTAGGTATTTACCATGACAGAAGAATTAAAAGAAGTAACAGCAGTTACAAGTCCTAAACTAGCTAAAGCTAGTTCTCAAAGTTTCAGCATTATGTGGCCTTATTATAGAGAGGGAACAACTCCTTGGTCGCCCGCTGAAATAGATAAACTAGAGTTTGTAGATCACGATGAGTGGAAAAATATCGTTGAGGACTGTAGATATTATTACAAACGTGATCCTTTTGTAGCTACAGTGATTAATAAAATCGTTGATCTTTCTATAAATGACCTGGTTGTTCATGCCGGTGATGCTAGAGATTCTATTATCAGTATTGTGAACTCTATTAAAACACCGCTACTTTTATTTTTGAGAAACGCTGCTTTAGAGTACTTAACTACTGGCTTAGTAGTTCCCGAAATTACGTTTGACGAACTTAGTAGAGAGGAATTACATACAATTGGAATTAAACGTTGGAATAAAATGATCCTTCCTGTGGATATGTGGATAAGAGATGCCTCTACGATTATAGTTAAAGACCCTATGATTGGAGGCAAAAAAAGTTATTACATGGAAATCCCAGAAGAATTAAGATATTTCATCAAAAATAAAGGCAAATATCAAGACCAATCTGAGGATATAGAACTCTACAAGAAAATTGTAGAAGATCATCCAAATATCGTAAAAGCTATCAGAGCAGATAAAAAGAAAATTCTTTTAGAAAATCCTTTAGTTATTCAATATAGAACTTTAACAGCAGATGCTTATCCTACACCATACTTATATCCAGCTCTTGAATCTTTAAAACATAAAAGAAATCTTAAACGAATGGACTATTCACTAGCCTCAAGAGTTATCACCGCTATTCAACTTATTAAAATGGGTAGTGATGAGTTTCCTCTTACCGAAGATAATGAAGATCAATTAGAAGATTTAAAGAAAGAAATGAAATGGCGTGAAAGTCAAAGTGATAAACATCTAGAAAGAATTTTTCAGTTATTTGCTAATCATACTGTTACAATTGAATGGATTTTTCCAGAAGTAAATATCTTGCTTGATGAAAATAAGTATAAATCTGTAAACCAAGATATAGCAATTGCTTTGGGATTTCCTAGAATTTTATTAACAGGCGAAACAGAACGCACTCAAACATCCGATCCTGAAATTGCAACAATCTCACCATTGAATACAATGGAAAGAATCAGAGAATCAATTTTCCCCATAGTTGATAGGATTATTGATACAATAGTTAATGAAAACAACTTAGGAGGACAACCAGAAGTAGCCTTCAAACCCATTAACTTGATGGCAATGTCTGATTTTGTTAATGGCATCATTGAACTTTATTCATCTGGAAATCTCTCCAGAGAAAGCTTCGGTGCTGTATTTGGATTTGATCTCTTTGAGGAATTGATAAAAAGATCAGAAGAAAATCAAATGCTTGAAGAACTCAACATTGAGGAATTTGCTCCTGTACCACATTCGCCTCAACCTCAGAGAGGTGGCGGAGGTAATAAAAATGCCTAAGCTTTATACTGACTGTGTTAAGAGAAATGTTGAAAAAGGAATGCTTCTCAAAAATGCACAAAGAAAATGTGCTATTTGGTATTATAAAACTTTTGGAAAGCGTCCTCAAGATGTAGAGGGTGCGGCACTTTCTAGCTTTGAAGAAAAATTGTTTAATATTTTAGAGGTCTTAAAGGCCGCTAATAATAAGAAGTAGTCGCAATTGAGGGACTTCAATGGAAATAAAAACGACCAATATTGTCACAGATATTGTAAAATTAAATATAGAGGACGAAATCTTTGANCTA